GGTTAATTTATTTTCTAACCATTTTTAATAAATATAAATTTGGAATTTAGTGCCATCAAAATGGACTAATAATAATATTAATAAGTAGTACAATCTATTTAAAGTCGCCGTACTTATACGGGAACGACTATCTAAATTAATAAAGAAAAATTATTCTTCGGCATGGAGCCAGTCGTAGTCAAAATCGGTATGCGAGATTTCCAAGGCTGACGCGTCGAAAAGAAAAGCGTCAGACGCGTCCACTACGACGCGCCCAACGCTATCTTCGACTTCGGCGTTCTCTTGCTTCTCCCGCATCTCGGCTTCCCACTCGAGAAAGCGATCCTCAGTTCTAACACCCAGCTCTCGAAGCTGGGCTCTCAATTTCTGGTAAGCCTCTCTGCCGTGATGAGCCATATGACCAAGAGCCGTCTTAATTCGCTCTTCAAATATGGTCTGATGGCCAACACAAGCTTTGGTTTGCCACGTTAACTCCCTATAAATGACGCTAATAGGAAGAGGGGCAGCAACGTAACCAGCTCTTTGAACAAAAGGTCGCTTCAGAAAAGTGAGGTCTCGCAGGTTTTCAAAAGGAGTGATCTCAGCACTCTTATTGGCGGCTGTCACGGTCATGCCTAGGAGAGCAGCGATTTGCGCAAACTTCACTCGGTTGAAGTAGACTAAACATTCATCGCTAGCCCCTATTATGACGTCATCTCCATAAGTTAGGAAATCGAAATTCTCAGGTTGTGTCTCAAGACCTGCGTCCAAGCCAGCTGCAACTCTGCTCCATTGATAGCAAACATATACCATCCAGGTGTTTGTAATGGAGTTAAAAACGTCGGTTAGCGGATTCCCGCTCTTATTTCCTTGGGTGGACTCAGCAACGACGCCTCCAATTATATGCTGACTTTGCTGGAGGCACCGAATTAAAGCGTGTCTCGCACTCCGATTTTCAAGACCGTAAAAATGATCGGTCACTTGAAGAAAAAATTCGAATGCGGCAGGTTGTACAGTTCCGTCGTAATTTCTGTAATCGACATCGAAACCATTTTCTCCATGACAAGCGAGGATCTCAAAATAGCGCCCCCACACAGTATCGGCATCTTT